ATTTAGATTTTGATTTTGAAGAAGAACTTAATAGCATAGCAGAAGAAAAATATAATCTTGCTAGAAGTGTAACAGCTAGACCTAATGCTAGGAGTGAGCAAGATGGAGTAAATAAATCTTTTAACAACTATTATAAAGTAAGATATGTTTATGCTACTGATAATTTTTTAGAAAATAAATCAGGTACTAGCAGAGAGTTTTGTGAGAAAATGGTATCAGCAAACAAGCTATTTAGAAAAGAGGATTTAGTTAATGCTAATAGTCAAATAGTAAACCCAGGTTTTGGACACCCTGAAACAGCTTACAAAGATGGAGAACTAGGAACTTACAATATCTTTTTATACAAGGGCGGTCCTCAATGTAGGCATTTCTTCTTACGTAAGATTTTCAAAACATCATTAAGAAATGCTAAGAGTAAAATAGATGATAGTCAATTAATTAGCTATACTAAAGCAAGAAGTGAAGGTTTTACTGCTGAAAGAAATGATAAGTTGGTAGCAATAGCACCACAAAGAATGAAAAATAACGGATATTATAACTAAAAATTATGGCAGGATATGTACTATTTATAAGCGAGGATAAACTAAAGAACTCTACAGCGATCAATATGAATGTTGATGTAGATTTCTTGTTACCTTATGTAAAAATTGCACAAAAAAAATATGTAGAAACCAAGCTAGGAACAAATCTGTTTGTAGCTATACAAGGAATGATTAGTGGTGGAACAATAAGTAATCCTGCTAATGCTAACTATAAATTACTATTAGATGATTATGTTGCCGATATGTTAGTTCACTATGCTTTTTATGAAGTATTACCTTTTTTAAGATATAAAGTACAGAATAACAATGTAGTAAGTAAGACATCAGAAAATTCAACTCCTTTAACTAGAGCAGAAGCACAAGATCTAAGATCAGAAATTAGCAATACAGCCCAATTCTACGCAGAGAGATTAGTGGATTACTTGTGTAATAATAGCCATTTATACCCTGAATTTTCAACAAATTCGGGAAGTGATGTTACACCAAATTCCAATGCTTATTATCAAGGAATGAATCTTGAAAAGAACTATATGCAAGATACTAAAATAACATTAAGAGATTTTTTAGATACAACATATAATTAATGAAAAAATATTATAAAGTAAAAGAAGTCAATAAAACAAAATTAAAATCATACTTGACAAATGCCAATACAAAAAACAGTACAGGACACACTAGAGGTAGCAGCAGTAAATGGAACAGTCCTAAGCGTAACCACGTTCAGTAATCTAGAATTAGCTTTAAAAATTATTTTGCTAGTAATTTCTATCTTATATACTATTGATAAATGGTATAGTCAAAAGAAAAAAAATGCCAAAAAAAATTAAATCTTATACAATTATTAAAAAAACTCCTAAGAAAAGAAAAGGAGTACATTCTAAAAATGCTTCCAAAGGTCAAGTCGGTTTTAAGAAAAAAACGAGAGGGCAGGGTTAATCTTGTTCTTGAGAGAGAAATATTTACAGATAAATCTATAGTAGGTAGATTGTATCTGAACAAAGAATATGTATGTGATACTTTAGAAAATCCATATATAAACAATGAACGTAATATTAGTTGTATTCCAGAAGGTAAATATAATGTAAGATTACGTTTAGCTAGAGAGAGTGCTACAAGAAATTATTTACATCTTTTAGTACAAGAAGTGCCTAATAGAAGTTATATATTATTTCATAGAGGAAATGAAGCTAAAGATACATTAGGTTGTATTTTAGTAGGAACACATAATCAACAAGACTATGTTAGTAATTCAAAAGATGCTATGGACTTCTTAATTAGAAGAATACTTAATTTAGGTGGAGAGAATATTAAATTATTAATAAAAAATATATAAAATGAAAGAATATTTAATTTTCACAATTTTAAAATCCAAGAAAGTATGGTACACAATAGCAGCTATTATAGTACCTTTTGTTGCAAGATCTTTAGATGTAGATGAAGTTCACGTAAGCGAAATGTTTTGGGCTTTAGTAGGTTTAACAGGCGCACAGGGATTAGCTGATAGTGGAAAGAAGTAATAGATACAGATTAAAACCACACGAGATAAAAATCCTACAGAAACTAAGAGAGCAAGAAATAAGTAATATATTAGTAATAGGCGACTTGCACGAACCTTTCTGTTTGGATTCTTATCTTGATTGGTGTTTAGAACAATACCACGCATATAATTGCACAGAAGTAGTGTTTATAGGCGATATCATAGACAATCATTACAGCAGCTACCACGAGACCTCGGCAGATGGAATGGGTGGCTTAGATGAACTAGAATTAGCTATAAAACGTATTTCAAGATGGTACAAAGCTTTTCCTGTAGCTACAGTTATCATTGGAAACCACGATCGTATTATAATGCGTAAGGCACAAACTAGTGCTATTCCTAGCAAATGGATTAAATCATATAAAGAAGTATTAGATGTACCTAATTGGAACTTTGTTGAAAGGTATGAAAAAGATGGAGTTCAATTTATTCACGGAGAAGGGGGTACTGCTCGTACAAAATGTCGTGCTGATATGATGAATACCGTACAGGGCCATTTACATACACAAGCCTACACAGAACACTATGTAGGAAAGAATTTTAGAGTTTATGGAACTCAAGTAGGTTGTGGAATTAATCACAAGTCGTATGCTATGGCTTACGCAAAATATGGTAAAAGACCAGCAGTAGGTTGTGCTGTTATCCTAAATAATGGGCAAACTCCATTAAATCTTTTAATGCCCTTATAATCTAGTAATTTAACTTTTTTGTTAATTTTTTTGTTAAAATAGTTGTTAATTCAATTATTTTGTATATCTTTGTAAAGAATTTAAAAAAAACTTTTATGAAAATACAGAAATACAGAATGAACAAACAAACATTTAATATGTATGTTTCTCAAGGAATATTTACAGAATTATCTGAACCTAAATGGGGTAAAAATCGAAGTGCAATTATTACAGCTACAGGTAGAGGAAGCAAAAAAAATCAATTTTTTCCTGTTGAAATAGAAGTTTTAGGATATTATTTACAACCAATATATTAATAAATAAAAAAAACTTTATGAAAACAAATTATATTATAATCAATAAAAAGTCAAACAATAAACATATTCTTAATAAAAAAGAAAAAGAAAACTTTTATAAAATTCAATGTAAGTATGATTATTACGAATTAAAAGAAGAAAAAGAATCATTTTTAGAAGAATTAGGATTAGGATTTTTAGCTGTTGCAATAGTTTTATTATTAACTGAAATTATAATGCAATGGATTTAATAGCAGTAGATTTTTATTTTTATTCAGATATTTATGTTACAGAAAAAACTTATGATATTTCTACAAGTAATTATACTACAGATCTTGTAAAATATTCACCTAGTATAAGAATATTTGGTACTAAAGAACAAATAGAAGAAGCTAAAAAGAAATATATAAAAGATACAGGATATTCTTTAGATGAAAGATATGATTTTAAAGTAGAAGAAAAAGGATCATATTATTATGATATATATTCTAATCCTGAAGAAAGAAATAAAACAGTAAAAACAAAATTAGATTATTATAAAAAGAGATATGAAAGTAATAATCGTAAACCTTTAATTATAGGAATATGAGAAGAATTATACATAAAAGATTACACGAAATAAATACATTTGCTTGTACTAAAGACAACGAATTGTATTTAAGAGGGAAAGATGAAAATGGAGAGGATTTTACAATAGTATTTGATGCTTTTAATTTTCTAGAATGGATAGATAAAGAGCAGATACAATACATTAAAAAACAAACAATTAAATACATAAAACAAAAATGAAAACAGAACTTATTAAGGAAATATACTACAAATATAATTTAGAACCTAGTGATGTATTTAAACATCAACACTACATTATTATTACTAGAAGTGGAATAGAAAAAATAATTGATATAGAAAATATATTTATACGTTATGATGTTCTAAAATTAGAACCAAGATATGCAGGAGTAAAAGCAATAGCTATTAAAGGAGAAAAAACATTAGAAACTTTAGGCTCTGCGTATAAAGGAGAAACCTTTAAAGATGGTAATACTAACAGTTGGTATGTTTTAGAGATGGCACAAAAAAGAGCTATGGCTAGGGCTACTCTTGAGATAACTGGTATGTATAAACTTGGATTTAAAGGAGAAGATGAAAGTGAAGATTTTAAAAAAAGTAATAATTAATAAATAATATGTATAATTTTAGTATAAATTTTTTAAAATTTTATCAAGAATTTTTTCAAGAGGATGGTTTTAAATGGTCTTTAAAAGAAACTAATGATAAATTAATTGAAGATAAAATTAAAGAATATAAAATAATTAATAATTAAATAATAAAAAAATGAGAATAGAATGTAAATTAGTAAAGATCTTTGATATAGAAACAGGAATATCTAAAGCAGGTAAAGAATGGAAAAAACAATCTATATTAGTAGAACAATATACAGAATATAATAAAGAATTAGTTATAACATATATTGGTGATAATATTAAAAAATTAGAAGATAAAAAAATAGGAGATAATATGAGTTGTAGTATAAATTTATCATCTAGAGAGTATAATGGTAAATGGTATCATAATATTAATGGTTGGACTTGTGAAACTGCTAATGGTAATATTGTAGAAGAAACGATAGAAGAAAATAATGAAGATGATCTACCCTTTTAATTATGACAGAAAAAGAAAAATTTATAGAAATATGTAATCTAACTAC